CCATACGAAGTGTGGGAAAACGAGGATGCCGGCTGGACTTGGCACGTTTTNAAGAAGTATCAGCGGCCTGACAAGGAAGCTGAGAATCCTCACGCCAGATGGTTTGTTGCGGCGAAATCGCCATACACTTACGGGTCGTGGGAGATGGGAGACGCATATGTGTCTGAAATTAAACAATTTGGAGTTAAAGTTTGGGAGAAAGAATTGTGAAGACGACAAAAGATACAGTGGCAGAAGTAAATCGGCGGTTGAAGACCAACGAAGAGAGGGCCAAGGACCAACAGGCATTGGCTGAAGGTTACAACAGGTTGATTGCGGCTGTGGATAATTTCTTTGAACAGTACGGTTACTGTGAAGGCGACTATGGTGACATTGGTCAGAGACATTACGGTCAGTTGAAAGAGGCTCACGATGAGCTGATCATGCCGAAACGGAGGATGGGGGAAACCCACATTGGTATAAATTGGGATGAAATGACCGATGAAGAGCGTAAGACTTCATCCACTAAATATTGGTATGAAAATGACTAAGCCATACAACCTAGTGTACAACGATGGTGACAAGCACCTGACGTTGGTGCTGGATAGGGGAAAACTGAGTATTGATGAGGCCAGTGATCTGGCCCATCAGCTCCTCTATTTTGTCCAAGAAATGGAACAACCCACACGGGCTGAAGAGGGGGCCGACTATGCTGACGCCATGATGGCTCAACATGACGATGACCCCAACCCATATCATGGAGATTATTCGGAGGAGTAATACTGCCCCAGAAACATGGTTGTCTGGAGGCAAACGTCTAGGTGGCAGACATTAAGACCACACTGTTCAACCAAAGTCCTGAGCATGACTAAGCATAAACTGCTCATGTTTTCAATAACTTACAACCCAATCCTTATATATATGCAACACAAATTTCCACATAGAGGTATTACAAGGGCGTTAAAAGCCCTCAGAAATATTGAACATGAGTCCATTGCGACTCGCCGTAACACAGGTAAAATAGAATTCGAGGAGTTGTTACGCAGAGCCGTAAACAATATCGAGACTATAAAAAGATACGGAAAAAGATTCAAAGAGCAGGGAGACTCTGCTATAATAGAGGCATACAAGATTTACCAGAGGTTGCAGAGACTGAAGAGTGATCCGGCTTATTTCATGGGGAACACCCATAAGTACCCGGATCGCTTTGTCTCTGCTCCGAATGCTAGGCCGGCGGCTGTTAGATGGGATGCCGCCGCGATGATGGCGGTGACTAGGAAATCGAAAGATATATTGGGTGGTTGGTGGCGACCACCCAAAAAACCAATGCCGGTTAAACACTTTACTTACGAGGAAATGAAACGTGAATTCCCATTCTTTGAGATTAGAAAGAAACGCGAAGATGATGCTTAGGTCAGCAGCTCATGAATGCCATGAAATGCAAAATGATATGTATGAAGACTCACTGTTGCCTGACATGGACACAGTATATACCGCCGCAGAAGAAATGCGGCGATTTGCTGATCGGCTGAACCATTGGGCCGATGCTCTGATGAAAGAGTATCGTACCGCCGACTCACTTATGATAGACTTCGACAATGAGGAACTACGAAATGAGTCATTCAGAACTGCGTGAGCAGTACAAAGCGATAGCTGAAGAGGGTTTAATAGACCCGGAGGAGTTAAAGAAATACTCCAGAATCTCAGATGCACAGCGCCGCGTGATGGACACCGGCGCTTTCATTGATGATGTTCTGGACAGACTGCTCAACGGTACGCATATGCAGGGCATTCAGTTGCCCTTCAGGATGTTTAACAATGTGTTCCGTCTGAGAGCTGAAGAGATCACCATCCTGTCTGGTCAATCAGGGGCCGGCAAGAGTATGATGGCCGGCCAGATTATGTTAAATGCTGTTGATCAGGGGTACAAATGCCTGAGCGTCAGCCTTGAAATGTCGCCGGTGGCTCAGATAGTACGCAAGGTTAGGCAAGCATCGTTACAGGCCAAGCCTGAAATGGATGCGGTGTTGAAATACTACCAGTGGATTGGCGGCAGGATGAAATACTTTGCCCAGCGCGGCTCTGTTGACATCAAGACCCTACTCTCCGTGATTAACTATGCGGCAGAAAGGTACGAGGTTGACTTCATTCTGGTGGACTCCCTGATGACCATGAGTTTCGCCAGTGATGATTGGAATTCTCAGAAGCTGGTGATCTGTGCGTTGGCTAACGCCGCCAGAGATTTAAAGGTACACATTATGCTGGTGTGTCATGCCAGAAAAGGTGATGCGATAAACAGTAGGCTGGACAAATGGAATGGTGTATCAGGCTCATCAGACTTGACCAACAGAGCAGATAATGTTATTCTTCTAGGTAGAGAGTTTGAAAAAGATGGGGCCGATTCTTACATGAGCGTGTGTAAGGCGAGGCATTGGGACGGTGCAGAAATGGATGTGGACTTGAAGTTTGACATGGCATCATTCAATTTCTATATGCCTGACGAGTTCCCACAGCAGTTGGGGATGTCTGAAAAGATCAGACCTAAAGAGGGAGTTGTCGGGGAACTGGAGGCTATGCACCTAAATGAGTAACTGGAAAAATTTTGAGAGGCGTGTCGCTGACAAGGTAGGAGGCCGGCGCATACCAATCACAGGCCGTAAGGGTCTGGACATAGATCATCCGACACTTGATATTGAATGCAAGTATCGGAAACAATTACCGGCTTGGCTCTTCAAGAATGCTTGGAGGCAGGCAAATGAGGGAACTGGTATCCCCGTAATTGCAGTTGGTGAGTACAATAGCAGTGATATATTTACTATTGTATCCATCGACACACTTGTTAAACTGATAAAGGAGAAGTAGTGAACATGAGGTATCCATTGAGAAATCTTTTGAGCAATCCATTTGATGTTGAATGGGATGAGGCTTACAAACAGGCCATGATTCCTGAAGACGGCACCATTCTGGTGCGCCGTGAATGGGTTGAGAAGAAGTATCGTGTTAAACATGACGATGATGGAACAATCAGGTACATACCATTGATTGAGAAAATCGAGGAAGAGTAATGAACAAGATTGAAATGGCACTCAAACGACCATTCGACCCCAGAAAGTTGAAGTGGCGTAAGGGACCGGGGGGTAAGGAATTAGTTTACATTACTGCCCGTGATGTTATGGATAGACTTGATGAGGCGGTGGGGGTTTCCGGTTGGGAAACCTCTTACCATGAAGTTATGGGCCGTGTTGTCTGTCAGCTAACCCTCTGCATAGAGGGGAAGCACATCACCAAATGTGATGGAGCTGATGACACGGCTATTGAAGGAGCGAAGGGTGCATTAAGTGATGCACTCAAACGCGCCGCTGTGCAATTTGGTATAGGTCGATACCTGTACCACCCTGCCGCCTTTGATGCGAACCGCAAGCCAGTTATGTGGGCAACCCCAGAGGGTTATGATAAACTTATGGCAGTGCGTGAAGGAAAAGAAATAGAACAATTCAAGAAGGAGTTAGGCAATGTTTAGAACTGAACTAGGTGAGAATATCTTTAAACAGAAATACGCCAGCAATCCCTATGAAACATGGGATGACAGGGCTAAAACTGTAGTTAATTGGGTATGCGGTGATGTCGATGGGACGAAAAATAATCTTATGTCCAAGACAGACCGTGACCAGATAGCTAGATATATCACAGAGTTTAAGTTCATGCCGGGGGGGCGTTACCTGTGGTACGGTGGGCGTGACGCTAGATTTTTCAACAACTGCTATCTTCTGAAGGCAGAGGAAGACACACGGGAAGAGTGGGCTAGTCTTTGGGAAAGGGCTGGCTCCTGCCTTATGACGGGGGGCGGAATCGGCATTGATGTTTCCGCCTTCCGTCCTTCAGGCCGCGCCCTACGCAGAACTGGTGGAGTATCTTCAGGCCCATTGCCCTTCCTTGAGGCTGTGAATGCCATAGGCAGAGAGGTTATGCAGGGTGGTAGTCGTAGGTCTGCCCTGTATGGCTCCCTGAACTGGCAACATGAGGACGCTAGAGCCTTCATGCACATGAAGAACTGGCATGAAATGGAGATAGCGGGTGCCGGAACCACTGATAAACCATTCACCATAGCTGACGCTAAGAGAGCTGACTTTAATTACAAGGCTCCCCTAGATCAGATGAACATCAGTCTTAACTATGACGATGATTGGTTGAGGAATGGGATGAGTGAGGTCTTTATCGAGAACTGTCNCCAAGCCCTGATGACCGGTGAGCCGGGATTCTCTTTCAACTTTGGTGAGAAGTCTAACGAGACATTGCGTAANGCCTGCACTGAGGTGAGTAGTGAGGATGATTCCGATTGTTGTAACTTGGGGTCGGTGAACCTAGCCAACATAGAGGATGTAGAGGAGCTGAAGGATGTGGTTAGCCTAGCGTCTAAGTTCTTGGTCTGTGGTCTGATCAGGGCGCAGTTACCTTACAAAAAGGTAGAGAAGGTGCGGCAGCAGAACAGTCGGTTAGGCCTTGGCATCATGGGTCTGCATGAGTGGATGCTGAAGAGGGCCGGCAAGTATGAAATGACTAGAGATTTGATGAGGTGGTTACACGTTTATGAAAAAGAATCCAAGAAGGCGGCAGATGAGCATTGTGATAGACTCTTTCTCAACCGCCCTAAAGGGTACAGAGCTATTGCGCCTACTGGAACAATCAGCATCCTCGCCGGGACAACCTCTGGCGTTGAGCCGATTTACGCAGTCGCATATCGTAGACGTTACCTGTCGGATGGGACAAAATGGAAGCATCAGTTTGTCGTTGACGGCACGGCCCAGACCCTTATCGACAGTGGTATAAAGCCGGAGAGTATAGAGTCTGCTGTTGACTTAGCTGGTGATGTGGAGCGGAGACTGAAAGTGCAGAGCGAGTTGCAGAGGTATGTTGACCATGCGATTAGCTCTACAATAAATTTACCTAAGTGGGGTACTGAATTAAACAATGAAGATCATGTTGAATCGTTTGCTCAGATGGTTAAGAAGTATGCTCCCGGATTACGAGGGCTTACCTTTTATCCGTCAGAGTCGAGAGGTGGACAACCTATTACGGCAGTGCCATATGAAGAGGCACACGCCAAACGTGGTGTCGTCTACGAGGACAACAGTGAGGAGCAGTGTCTAAGTGGGGTGTGTGGAATATGAAAATTACATATGACACATATCATTCTATGAAGAAAAAAAGTAATCTTAGAATGGAGTATATAGGTGATAGAAGTTTGGTTGACCATGAGGGTGATTGCCTGTACGATTTTGTCGTAGCCCCAATTTTTAATGAGAAGGGGGAGAAAATATCTTGGGGTTTTTCACATGATGAATATGGTCTTATTTCAGAACACAAAACAAAGAAAGAGGCTTTAGCGCAGTTACCCGATTACGACGATGATGATGATTGGGAAATAAATAATTATGGAATTGACCCAGAATTGGGCGGTAGATATGGAGTTGATTTTGATGATGAAGTAGGGTTTAGGGATTAAAGATGATTGAAAAGAACAAACGATGGGTTGAGAAGAGGTATACTAATTGGGTAGCTACCCTACCCTGTGCTAGCTGTGGTCTTGATGACGAGACTACAGTGGCGCACCACCTGAAGCACAGACACTCGCCGCATGGTGGCGCGGGTATTGGAATGAAGGCTAATGACTTTCTGACAATGCCTCTATGCTTTAGCTGTCACGACAGGGCGCACAATGGTGATGCAGATGTGCTTGATTGGCAAGCTGATCACATATTTAAAACATTGACAACGGCTTTTAACTCAGGCATAATTGGTTATGTGGGTGAGGGTTCTGTATTGGAGCTGTTCCTACAGAAAGGAACACTTCCGAATCAACCCGGGACTAATAAAGAGTGGAGAAAGACTAAACTATTTGGGGAAGATTTAGATGATTGATTCAATAGAAATGGGCGATGCCTTAGATGCAATAGAGGAGTTTGCCCCGCAGTACGCCAAGGCTAAGGGCGATAGGGTCCACCTTGACGATTACCGTAAGGTACAGCTTGCTATCTTATACCAAGAGGCAGTAGGCAAAACCGTAGCGGATAAAGAGAACTGGTGTAGAGCGCATCCGGATTATATAACCGTGATCAAGGGTCATGGCAATGCAGTGGAAGAGGAAGCGGCTCTGTACTGGAAGCTGAAGTTAGCAGAGACACAGATAGAAGTATGGCGCACCATTCAGGCTACACGCAGAGCGGAAGCGAAAATATTATGAATTCAAATGATCCCTCATTGATGTATACGGAGGAGGAAATGATAGCGGAAGATGAAGCCGCTCAACTACTTCATCACAATAACATGGAGGCCAACGTGGCTTACGAAATAGAAGAAGGTCAAGTATCTGTATTTGTAAATGATAAAGATGGTAATGATAAACGTCCAGACTACACAGGCAAAGGTCTGTTCAATGGTCAGGAGTTTCAGATCAGTTTGTGGAAGACCACCTCTAAGAATGGCTTGGATTATATGAGCGGTAAAATCCAGAAGCCGTACAATGGTGGAAGCTCATCCTACTCTGACGTATCTGCGTCAATGGATGACGTACCTTTCTGATGGTGATTACCTATCCGGATGGAGAAGCCGTCGAGTTGCTGTTTGACCGGCGGCTTCACTCTTACAAGGTGGGGGAGGATATAGTACCCAGCGCCACTAAGGTGTTGAATGTTATATCCAAACCCGCGCTTGTTCCTTGGGCTTTGAAGGTTGGCGTGGGCTGGCTGGAGAAAAACATCTTCCATGATGAGGAGTCATCATCTAGTAAGACCAATATTTATAAGTCTAAAATTGGTCTGGATGGAATAGTTAAAGGTATTAAATCGGCTTACCGTAGTAAGTCTACTGACGCCCTTAACATAGGGACAATCACCCATGATTGGGTTGAGAGTGCCATTAACTGGAAGCTACATGGTGGGGAGATACCGACCCTGCCAAAGCAGGAGGAGGCTCAGAATTCCATAGAGGCATTCAAGAGCTGGGTGAGTGAGAACACGGTGGAGTGGCTGTCATCAGAGGAGAAGTTGTACAACCGGCAATATAAATACGCCGGGACTGTTGACGCTAGGGCCAACATCAACGGTGAGTATTGCGTGATAGATTGGAAGACATCGAAAGCTGTCTACCCTGAATACCACCTACAGGTTGCGGCATATGCTAAGGCCGCTGAGGATGTGCATGGAACCCCGGTGGATGCAACCTATATACTGAGGTGCGACAAGGCTACTGGGAAATTCGAAGCTGTTAGGTCAACAGAGATAGAGGAAAACTTTCAGGCATTCTTGGGCGCTCTCACTCTACACAGGCGGCTTAAGGCTATACGGTGAGCGATGTATCATTAACCACCATCATGCTGTTTCATTTTGAGGCGGCTATGCAGATGATGGATGAAATTTTAACACATGAACTGGTGAACCCAGATGAACTATATGAAATATTGGAGTATAAAGAGAAGGCTTCTGAGAGCATACAAGAGGAAAGGCTTTGGAAGATGTTGCAAGGTTTTCTTATTAGAGCGAACCGGCTACCGGCTGACGTTATCCCGTTTTCGCCGGAGCTAAGGGGGCCGGATGTCGAAAATAAATAAGAAAATTGTCAGGCTAACCGGGAAGGATTTGAAGAGGGCGGCTACAGTTGGGATGGGGCGTGAAGACGCGAAGACTGTTGCCGGCTGGATGCCTAAGAATGAAGAAGATTTAGGTAACAAAATTTACAAATATATACGGGAGCCTAAACACAGGTCTCACTTCCTTGGTCTACTAGGAGAGTTAGCCTATGCCAAGTTTGTTGGCGGGGAGATAAACGAGGAGATATATTTTAATCGGGGGGATGACGGAAGAGGTGATGTGGGTAGTGCTGAAGTGAAAGCATCAACTTGGAAGGGTGACGATATAGAACTCAAGGTTACTCAGAGAGAGTACAATAACAAGGAGAGGCCAGAAAAATATGTTCTTGTTAGGGTCAGCGAGAGAACCCCAAGTATGGTTGAAATGGTGGGGGAAGTAAGTGCGGAAAGGTTTGAGGCTGAGAAGAGAGTTAAGCAGTACAGGCCGGGATACCCCGTCAACTACATAATGGGGGCTGATGATCTTGATGAGGTGGCTTGTGCTTAACCCATCCAGAGAACAGGAGGAGGAGTGGGCGCGTGACAGGCGCTACCACTTTGCTAGGTCATGCTGGGTGCGTAAGAATAAAATAGCCCCAAAGAGTAAACTCACTTGGGGCGAGGTGTTTCAGCGCAATGAGGGGATTAGCTTACATCAGTACGCGAATTTAAAAATGAAAGAGAAGTTACACAGCCGGTAGGGAAACAGGTAACTGAATACCCTATCGGCTTTTCTTTTTTCTTATGCTCCTCAAGAGCATCATCAAAATCCAAGGTGTTTGAAATCTTTATCACCTTATCGTCTTGGTACTCAAGCCAGCCGACTGAATAGAAGGTGGGTAGGTGACAGTCTTCTGCTATCACCCATCCATCATCTGATATTATGTCAACCCATTCTACGAGAACAAGGTTCTTGCCTTTTGCTTTTTCCCATGCGTTGTCAAGGGACCGGGGAGTATCCACCCCAGTAGCATTGGAACTACAAAGATTAAGACTAGCAACCATCCACCCATCTCCACAAGTTTACCAAGTAGCGTAAAGAAATTATCAGGCGCACATTCAATCATGCCCTGCTCCGTCTGCAAAACTGTACCCTTCTTGGGTGTCTTCACTTCCGTCACCACATCCGCCACAAAGGCACTCGCTGTGGCTCCCGCTATCGGCGCAATCGCACCCGAACTCAATACAGTCCCCGCAAGCGCACCGCCCCCCGCTGCTAGGGAGGTAATCCCTGCTTTCTTTAGTGTCGTGCATCCAGCTATACAGCAGGCGGCGAGGACCACCAGCCAGATACCCAGCCGATTGCCCACAAAATTACGAGTGCGCCTACGCACACCATAAACTTCTTTCTTTTTCCTAATGCTTTCCATTTTTCCATGTTGTCTCCTCTAAGAACATATTTCGTTTAACAATATACAATTTGCTAGTAGTGCGGAACCTAATGATATTCCAAGAATCAGAGTTATCATTAGTACCGCGAACCAACCATCCCTCACTTATGACAGTTCTTCATTAAGTTTATGAACTTCATCCGATACCTTGGAAGTAAATATAAAAGGTAACAATCCATGAACCAAGGCAGTCAATGACAAAAGAAATAACTTCAAGGCAAGTCCCCACGCAAAAAGTAGATGCCGACCCCACGATAAATTTATATCCTTTAGATGACTCATAATACTTTCGCTACCACGATGTTCCCTTCTTTGTTCGTCTTTAATTCTACGGTACGCTTCTCGCAAGTGAATCGGGTTTTCCCAGATGCCGTGTCTTTCCAGCCATTTCTCTTCAGAGTACGTTTCATGCTTAGACATCCAGACATCCCCATTTCTTCCCATTGACCATTACTGGGGTTCTCCCAATGACCCATGTATTCCTTTAGGTTATCGTTTATATATAACAGCAG